AAATTAGGGTTGACCCCACCAGTGGAAATATGGTATTGATTCGTTAAGACCCCTACAGTGGAAATTAGGAGAATGAAAATGGAAACCATCATCAAACAAATCAAAGAGATCGACAGTGACCTACACAATGTTATTTGTCGTGCAGATGCAGCCAGTCAGGATGCTGAACGTGGCATTAACGTAAACCACAGTTCTGATTTCTCATGGACTAAAGAAGACAAACTTAAGAGTTTGTTTGAATATCTGGAAGATGCTAAGAATGATATCGACCAGTTGAAGGATGACGTGAAGGTCATAAAAGACTACTTGACTAATCTACTGGATGATGTAGAGTACGAATCAATCAGACAGAAAGCAATAGGAGAATCATAATGAAAGTTGGAGAAGCATATGTTGGTGAAGACGGACAATGGTATTACTATACAGAGAAAGACGTAGAAAAAATGGGTAAAGTAAACGCAATGTACCAAGACAAAATAGGAGCAGAATATGAACGTGGGGCGATCAATGCTTATTATGGTCGTCGCCCTAACCCAAACACCTCAGACGTACATCTATTAGAAGCATATATGGAAGGCTACAATGAAAAACCGTATGGAGAAAAAGATCATGGATACGATGACTAATCACTATATCATATCTATCCTACACAAAGACCATTCCATTACACCCCTATGGGTTGGTCGTAGGTATGGTCGTGTAGCAGCAATGCTACGTGCAGAACACCTGCAAGAAACTTGCGAATTTGAACTAAAGGCACTTGACGGAGAAAGATTTATTCCGTACAGTCTTAAACAAGAACAGTAGAAAAGGAGAATCATCATGGGTATCATTATTCCAGACACAGAATACGCAGACGCAGAAATATGGGTTATGACAATAGATAAGCCATTTTTTGAGGATGAAACTGGTCATCTATTAACTATTATTCCATTTCGTATGGGTGGTTGGCAGAGTGATGATAAGTTCAGAGAAAATGTTTTTAAAGTAGCAGATACCCTAGAGGAAACTTATCAACATTATCCAGATGCAATAGGTATTGAAGTTAAGTTCAAAAACAACTATGTTAATTGTTAGAAACAAACGAATCAGGAGAATCACTATGACTAACTATGTTGCAAAAGATGTTGTACTTCAAACACTTACAAAGATTGGATACAATAGAACATTCCATGTTGTCTTTGACAAGGCTGATGGTGAAGAACGTGAGATGGACGCAATGATGATCCAACCAGATCGTCCAGTGTTCAAAGAAGTAGAGAACATGCCAGTGATTGACATATGGAAAGAAGCATGGCGTTCATTCAATGTTAATCGTGTAAAACAGATTGTGATAGAATCATGATGACCAGTGTTCTCATGTGCCTTGCGATGAATGTGTATCACGAGGCACGTAGTGACCATACTATCGGACAATATGCAGTAGCCCATGTGGTAATGAACCGTGTAATGTCCGATAGATACCCTAACAGTGTCTGTGATGTCGTTAAGCAGGGATACGAAAAGGGTAAACACAAATGCCAGTTCTCATGGTACTGCGATGGAAAATCTGATACACCAACAGAACCTCGTGCATGGGCATTGGCAACATTAGTTGCGTATGATGTATTGAATGGTACTGTACCTGACATTACATCTGGTGCTACACACTATCATGCAACCTACGTTAAACCCTATTGGGCTAAACACTTTAAGGAGACAGGGAAATATGGATCACACGTATTCTATACCGCCCCAGATGGAAAATGAACTGATGTTACTAGGTCTACTACCCACAACGGAAATAGAGGCATTAGAAGAAATAACAGACTCACGCAGTATCTGCATGGCTAAAGGCTACTACAGGAACCCCTACGATGAAAATAACGAGATATTGTTTTAGACTGGTCACTGCCTTATCTGTGTTGTTGAACGTAATACTAGGGGGCAGCAACAACCAAACATTCTCTGCTCGTAACTGGCAGTGGAAAAAGGACAAGAGACCCAACCTAGTGTGGTTAATCGACCTGCTCATAGGTAAAGACCATTGCTCAGAGTGTTGGGTATACTGGAAAGTGAGAAAGGAATGGAAATAAAACGACTAAACCCTGTTGCAAAAGCACTTAGGCATCCTAAGTACAAACCAAGGGTAGTACCCGACAAAAAGAAACCTGTCCCTAACAGAAAACGTAAACACAAAGGAGAACAGCCTGATGAAAAAAGGTGAAATCAACGTAGACCTGATTGAGCATATGGGTGATGACCTTACGGTTGTACGTGCTGCACGAGTGTCCTACGCTAATACTTCTGACTGGCGTGGTCAGATACACTCAGGGGAATTTCGTGTCCTCAGTGACAAGGATATACGCCTAATCAGCTTTCTAGCAAAGCATAAACATACGTCCCCATTTGGACATGGGTTTGCTACCTTCCGTGTGGATGCACCAGTGTTTGTCGCCCGACAGTTAGTGAAACATAAGTTCCTACGTTGGAATGAGATTAGTCGTCGCTACGTGAAGTATGAACCAGAGTTCTATGAGCCTTATTGGCGTGAGAAACCTGAGAACTCTAAGCAGGGTTCAGGGGGTCCGATGGAAATTAGCCAAGAAGCTGAAATGATGTTTCATGCGACCTTACGTAATGCCTTATCAACTTATGACATGATGATCAAGGAAGGTGTTGCACCTGAACAGGCACGATCCATCTTACCACAGAACATGATGACTTCGTGGTATTGGTCTGGATCGTTAGACGCATGGGCTGACATGTGTAAGCTACGTTGTGCTAAGGATACACAAGCAGAGACACGCATTGTTGCCTCTGTGATCTATGGTGAAATGTTGAAGCTGTACCCTGTGTCGTGGGCAGCACTGATGGACCAAGAAGAATGACTTGGTTTCTGGTATTAGTGTGGGTTTACCAAGGTACCCCGTCAGTGGAAATTATAGATAAGTACAAGTCTATGTATGATTGCTTTTATGCATTTGAATTATACGAGGATCAGGTACAAGAGGAAATGCAATTAGTTTGCGTGAAGGAGAAAACCAATGAATGATGCAGGAATACTTGGTGTAGAGGCAGTAGAAGAACACGAAGACGGTAGTGCCACATACAAGTTTCACATGGATGCACACTGTCGTGGATTACTGGCAGAGGAAGGACTGAGGTTAGTATTATACTGTGCAGCAGCTAACATGGATATGCAGTTGGTCTATGACTTTATTGAGGATCATATAAGATACGAGAAAGATGAACTAACAGAATATAAGTTTGGTACTACAGAAGATGAACCACAGAAATGTGTTTCCTGTGGGAATATAGCAGCTACAGATTTCTGTGAGTTCTGCCTGAGAGAGGAATAAGAATGAATAATGATGATATCATAAAAATGTGTCGATCCCTTGCGAGGAAATATAACGATCCGCAAGAGTATGACGATCTAGTGTCTGAGGGTGTTATCAAGTGCCTTGAGTTAAGGGCAGAGGGTAAGACAAATGGTGCAATCCTGCACAAGTCAGCAGCCGTTGCCATGAACGAGTACTACAACATCAAGAGGGCCATTGTACATGTACCAGTGCAAGGTAAAGCTAAGTCTATGACCGCTGATGATGATGTTGATGGTTGGACTGCTACAGCCTTACAACAGGCACTGTATGGTGATTCTGTAGAGTATGAAGAATATATGTCTCAAGTACCATCGACAGAAGACTTGTACGAACACAAAGAGTGGTTGGCTTATGTACAATCACTGGCTGTATCTAACCTGAATGCAGACGACTGGAAGTTGATGAAGATGCGTTTCTGGGAAGATATGACACAACAGGAAGTGTCAGAAGTGTTGCAAATAAGTCGCCAAGCAGTAACAAAAAGAGAAAAAGCTGTACTTTCTAAGTTGCATAGGTTGCTAGAACTCGAAAAAAGTACATATAAGCAAGTGTCCCCTTTACGTATAACTTAAGTTTTCTGCTTAGGTATACTAAAACTACTAGAGAAGGAAACATAAGTATGGATGACGATGAATACCTAGATAGTCTTATGTCAAAGGCAGAGAGAACACTTGATGACGTAGCTAATGATGTAAGAACGCATCTTTCAAGTGCGGTAGAAAATTTCATAAAAGCTGGAAAATACCTTCTTGAAGGTCGTGAGATGCACAAAGGTGACCGTGAATTTGGTAGGTGGTGCAAGGAACAATTCCCTGATTTGCACAGGAACACAAGGTTGCAACTTATGCAGATTGGGGAGCGGTTTCCTGCACACCAAAGTATGCACAACAGTTTTACAGTCTTACGTGAGTTAGCTGCACCATCTGTACCAGACGATTTGGCAGAAGGGTTTTTGTCGTCACCAGAACCTGTAAAAGTAAAGGACGTACAAGAGGCAAAAGCAAACTACAAGGAAATGCAGTCAGAACCTGTCTTTGAAGATATTAAAACGGAATTAGACAGTGGGAATATAACAGCGTTTGAAGCCACTGAGCGTGTAAAAGAACGTAAGGCAAGTATGCCAACTGTACCAGAATACAATGTGTCAGAGGCTATGGGTGCAATCAAAGGTATCGCACAGATGTACGGTAAGCGGTACAATGGAAATACAGAAGATGCTGCACAAGTGCTTCTGGATAAAATAATGGAAGGATATGATCAAGATGACGTAGGATTAAGTATCGCAAGAGACTATGCAAAATGGTTTTTGTCGTTAAAGGAAGTGTTAGACCTTGTGGAACCAGAATTACAAGACTTCTTGACAGAGAAACCAGAACTTAAAGTTGTAAACTAGGAGACCCGATATGACAACTATTTCAGCAGTATGGAACACAGCAAAGCAACAGTGTCTAGATTTGGACATGCAACCAAGCGTTGGTAATGCAAAGAAGCTAATCAAACGTGGTGGACGTTCTATGAAAGATGCGAAGAATTACGTTGCACGACAAGCGTTTCTCAACATTGCAGATAAACCATACACAAATGAGTTTGGAGAACAAGAGGCACTAGGTTCTATCTGTGATCGTAACATGGAATATGCAGAACGGTTCGTTGAAAAGAACATGGCTAAGTTTCAAGGTGGTGTTAACAACATGACTGATGCAACATTGTACATTATGCGTAGACAACGTGAGCAGCTTGATACATTGACAAGCGAAGGTGATAAGAACGTGTTGTTTAAATCTCGCCGTAAATCATAAATAAACTGGAGAGTCACATGGCAGAATTAGCACACAAACCGTGTCCTTATGTGTCGTGTGGCTCTTCTGATGCTTTCAGTTACAACACTGATGGTTATGGGAAGTGCCACGCTTGCAACACAAGTTATCCATCCAGACGAGAGATGTTTGACTGGGCAAAAGAAAAATACCCCACCAGTGGGAATAAGGAATGGGATGATATGAATGTGATAGATTATACACCTAAGAAAATAGAATCTGTGGATTCAGGTCGTTACCAATCCATGCGTGGTATCAATGCTACGACAATGGAAGACTACGGTGTAAAGACATTCCCTGATCGTCAGGAATATGTATACCCCAGTGGGGGAATTAAGGTTCGTCGTCTTGATGAAAAGGCATTCTATACTAAAGATGGCTTCAAGGGTGATGAACTGTTCGGCATGAACCTGTTTACATCTGGGTCGTCTAAGATGGTAACGGTAACAGAGGGCGAACTAGATGCCCTGTCAGTGGCACAAATGCTTAAGAGCAGCTACACTAACCCTGTTGTCTCTTTACCCTCTGCTACACCCTCTAAGAAGCTCTGGGAGAACTGTAAGGAATGGTTAGATGGGTTTGAGAAGATCATTCTATCTGTCGATACAGATGACGCAGGTAATGCTCTTGCAGATCGTATGGCTAAGTTGTTCCCTAACAAGGTCTATCGTGTACCACACGACAAGTACAAGGATGCTAACGAGTTTCTACAGAATGGGGCGCAAGCAGAGTTCAAAGGCGCATGGTGGAATGCAAAGAAGTATACACCTGAGAACATCCTAAACACCTCTGACCAGTTCTTGTCGTTGTATCACGATACACCAGAGCATGTGTATGTAGAGACAGGTATTCAAGGTCTGGACGACAAAATCTTAGGTCTGATGCAAGGCCATTTCACAGTGTTTAAAGCACCTACAGGGATCGGGAAGACAGAACTTATGCGGTATCTGGAGTACCGTATGATTACAAATGGTGTACCGATTGCTGCATGGCACTTAGAAGAGACCAAACTACGGTCTCTACTTGGTCTTGTGTCGTATCACTTGAACGACAATCTGACACGCAGAGATTTGATCGAA